GCTATCGTAAGTTCTACATGACCAAGCAACGTAGGTTCAGTATGAAGTGGACTAACCGTCCAGTGCCATCATGGTTTCGTTTTGAAGAGGAGGCAGCGTAATGATGTACATATTAATATGGATGCAGCTATTCAGTACACAGACAGTTGAGTACTACCAGTTGGGTAACTATGCCACACTGGAAGAGTGCCAGATTGAACTGAGCAAAGCAGCTAAAATGATAACACACAAAGGCGAGACTGTGGCTTGTCTAGAGGTGGAGATACAACAGTGATAGCTGAGATGCTTACATGTATTGCACTCAACGTGTACTATGAGGCACGTAGTGAGCCATTGGAAAGCCAGATAGGTGTGGCTCACGTTGTCCTCAATCGTGTTGCAAGTGACAAGTTTCCTGATGACGCATGTTCTGTGGTGTATCAGGGTCTTGAAAAAGGTAGAGGCAGATGCCAGTTTAGTTGGTACTGTGACGGTAAGTCCGACACACCCAAAGAGAAAAGTGCGTGGCTGTACTCGCAGCTTGTAGCACACAACGTAGTACGTGGGTATGTCAAGGACAATACCGATGGGTCTATCTACTACCATGCAAATTATGTTCGCCCCTTCTGGAGCAAGCACTACGAACACACTGTGACTTTAGGGTCACACATATTTTACAAATAGCTTATCGTTACTAGTACAGGGAAACGGTATGTGATATAACTAATTATCAGTTGCCAATATAACAAATGAAAAGGAGAAAATATATGCCATTTGATATTCCAACACACTTAGACTTTGACGTAGACTTTGAACCAACAAAGATGGATGACAAAAAATATGTTATAAATCAAGACACTGGCGATTACCTTGGTATCGTAGGTGAAGGCTTCAAGTGTGCGTCACACGGTGACTTCTACCGTAACATACATGAAACCATTACAAATGAGTTAACAGATGGTGACATTGAGGACGCCAAGTATACATGGAGAACTGCACGTAATGGTGCGTGGTCAATGCTTGACATTGCATTTCCTAACATGACAATGCCTATTGTTACAGACAAGATTGACACAAGCATAGGCAATAGGATCATAGCACTGCATGGTGTTGACGGTTCATGTAGCAACCAAGTATTCTTTGGGGCAATTGATTTCTTCTGCACCAATGGTATGATACGTGGTCAGTATGATAAAATACGCAGAAAGAATACATCAGGTTTTTCTTTGGAAAGTTTCATAGGTGAACTACAAAGAGCACGTACTGACTTCTATGAAGAGTCTGCTAAGATGCAAGTGTGGGCTGAGACTTCTACGAAGTACGTTGACATCAAGTCATTGCTTGACGAGATGATCAAGTCTGACCGTAAGGCAGAGAAGATGTACCAATTGTATCTACATGAGGCATCACAACGTGGTCACAACAAGTGGGCATTGTACTCAGCGTTTACTAACTATGCTTCTTATGCTGATGAACGTAATGGTTTCAACCTACGTAACACTGGCAATGACACACAGGCAATCAGTATGTGGTCACGTGAGCAAGAGGTATCCAAGTGGGTATCTGACAAGAAATTTATAGAACTGGAGGCTGCATAATGACTGAATTAACTCAGAAGTTTAATGAGTGGAACACAGAAAATCCACAGGTATACGATCTATTCAAACGGTTTACCTTTGAGGCTATTAGCAAAGGACATAAACATCTGTCTGCATGGATGATAGCCAACCGTATACGTTGGGAGACTGCTATTGTTACCACAGGTAATGACTACAAAATAAGTAACGATTTCATTGCACTGTTTGCTCGTAAGTTTATGGAAGATTTTCCAGAGCATGACGGTTTCTTTAGAACTAAAGAGATGAAGAGGGCTTAATGGTAGCACTGCCTAGATTTGTACAGAAACGAGTGTCACTTTCGGGTGACACATCGTATCGCTTCAATCCACCACAGAAACTTGTCAACGCAGGTGTTGTGTCACGTGAAGAATTAGGTAATGATCTACGTGTAAGTAAACAGCTTGCAAAGGAGTTAAACAAACAGATTGACGATTGGAGAGAGGAACAGGCAAAGATTGTAAACATCAAGCCAAGCGGCAAGGTTACTGACCTGATAAACTTTTACTATTCTTCTAATGATTTCAATATGTTACGTGAGTCCACAAAGATCGACTACCGATATTTCCTCACCATATTACATCAGACGATGGGGTGTAGGAAGTACAAGGATGTTACACCTAAGATTGCCAAGGCAGCGTATGAGGAATGGGTGTCACGTGGTATAAGCTTTGCTAACCATACGGCTACCTGTGCCAGTAGAGTGTACAACTATGCTATACAAATGGAACACGCAGAAAAGAACCCATTTGCCAAGATCAAACGCAAGAGAAATCAACAGCGTAAGGTTGTCTGGACACATGGTGAAGTCAACAAGTTTCTTGACGTGGCGTACAGTGACTTTGAGTATCGCAACTTAGGACTGATTGTACACATGGCATACGAGTGGTGTCAGAGGCTTGGAGACATGCGTAATCTCACATGGGATTGCCTTGACCTCAAGAACCAACAGCTATCTCTGGAACAAAGCAAGCGTAGAGCACAGGTGTTTCTGCCTATCAGTGACAACCTCAATGCTATGCTGCTAGAACAGAAAGCTGACTTTGGTTTTCAACAGTGGGTAGCACCACATCCAAAGCCAAGGTCAGGTAAGTTTGAGCCGTATGCTATGGAGAGACTGTCCAAGGTTGGACGTAAGGTAATGAGACTGGCTAAACTGTCAGAGGAACTACGCCTTATGGACATACGTAGGACTGGGGTAACACAGATGGTAGACAAGGGTGTGCCATTGCCACAGATTATGGCAGTGACAGGGCATACACATGTGTCTTCTGTGCGACCATACATGAAACATACGTATGACTCTGCAAATAATGCCTTGACACAGCGTGATACTTATGTACAATCGAGTGTAACGAGTAACATTGAAAGTGATATGCATGATTAATATAAAACAATACATAAGTGATATGGACATTAGTAATGGTGATACTAAGCGTACCAATTGTCCTGTGTGTGGTGGTATCAAAACATTTACAGCCACTAACAACATGGGTCAGCTTATGTGGAATTGTTACAAGGCAGGTTGCAAAGTATCTGGTGGGTCACGTGTTCGTCTAACTACTGATGATATACGTAGCTCACTTGGTAGTGCAGCGCAAGAGACAGAGGCAGTACCATTTCAGAAACCTGAATGGATTGTTAAGGATCATAAATCTATCGCTGACTTCTGTGATCAGTGGGAGATAGATGCAGGTGACTTAGGTTTATTGTATGATGTAAGGGAGCACCGTGTGGTATTTCCTGTGATACATAACAACATCATGGTGGATGCCACAGGCAGAGCACTAGGAAAAAAGTTACCTAAATGGAAAAGATATGGAAAAAACTCCTTGCCATACGTATTTGGATGTGGTAAAACTGGAGTAGTCGTTGAGGACTGTGTGAGTGCAGCTATTGTAGGTGCGACAGGCGGTTCTGGATGCTCAGAGGGTGATGTATATGTCGGGGTAGCAGTGTTGGGTACGTCACTCTCTGAGGTACATAAGAAGTACTTATCACAGTTCGACACGATTGTAGTTGCGTTAGACCCCGATGCCTTACCAAAGACACTACAGTTTGCAAAAGAATTACGTGGCTACGCAAACAGAATAAAAGTATTACGCTTGACAGATGATCTGAAATATCGTAATCCTACCGACATAGAAAACTTAAACACACTAGGAGATACATAATGGAATTATCATTAATAAGAAGTCTAATGGACAAGGAGTTCTACGATTCCCATCGTGGTGCTAAATGCCCTGACAGATTATTCAGTAAGGATGTTCGTAAGATCAAGCAGTCAATTGACAGGGCTATGGATCGTTATGAACGCACCGTTACACCAGACGAGATTGAGGCACTGTTCATGTCTAACAATCCAACACTTACTACGGCACAGAAACAGGCTTATAGTTCACTGTTCAATCAGGTAAAGAAAGAGTCACCTATGGGTGGTGACGTAGCACAAGAGGTGCTGTCTAAGCTGTTCCAACAGGTAGTAGGTGAGGACATTGCCAACCTTGGCTTTGACTACGTTAATGGTGATAAGAATAGTCTTGAGCCACTACGTAGTCTACTGGAGAAATATGCTGATGACTTCACACCTGATCTAAACATTGAGTGGGATGACATTGAGATTGATACGTTGCTAAACATGAATGATCTTGAATCTCAGTGGTCTTTCAACATACCTAGCCTTACACGTAAGGTAGAGGGTGTCAATGCAGGTCACTTGATTGAGGTGGGTGCTAGACCTAACACAGGTAAAACATCCTTCCATGCGTCATTGATTGCAGGTCCGAATGGGTTTGCTCATCAGGGTGCTAAGTGTGTTATACTATGTAATGAAGAAGCATCACATCGTGTTGGCGCAAGATACCTTACAGCAGCTACAGGTATGACAATGCAAGAGGTCAAGAACAATCCTGCAAGAGCACGTGATGCTTACGATGCGGTAAAGAAACATATCAAGATTAAGGATGCGAGTGATCGTGACATGGCATGGGTTGAGTCCGTATGCAAATCGTACAAGCCTGACATTGTAATACTTGACATGGGTGATAAGTTCGCAAGGACTGGTGGCTTTGCTAGGCCTGACGAGGCACTGAAAGCTAATGCTATTTATGCCCGACAAATTGCTAAGTCTCATAACTGTGCTATCTTTTACATGTCTCAGCTATCAGCAGAGGCAGAGGGTAAGGTGCTACTCAATCAGAGTATGATGGAAGGTTCACGTACTGGTAAGGCAGCAGAGGC